CTGAAATGTACTATAACACCGATGTTGCGTTTACCGATAATCCGTACGGCAACTCTCCAGCTATCGCAGCTGGCATCAAGCTGTTTGGAGATAGGCCTAAACGGTCGCAAAAGTTTAGGGGTAAGCTGGAAGCTATCGTGAAACCTGACACGGTAATCAACAAACAACTCGACGCGAGGCAACGGAAGATTGTTAAGTATACGGAAAGAGTAAGACAGCTTCACGCCGAACTTGAGCCAGCGGACAAGGAGTCGAAAGAGTATATAATGTGGCTTGGTGAGGGAGACCAGTCCTTAACAGGAGGTGGTTTCGACGGAAACAGCATAGGTGAGGTGTGCCGAAGCGGTTTACGTTTCATCAAGAAAGCAGTGGATCCACTCAAGGACTACGTAGATGGAGCGAAGTCATCTATAGTAGTAGAGGCTGCTTTGAAGTTAAAAGACCATCTTATTTCACAGGGGTTACGAATCGGCTCGTTGTCGCCAGACGGTGCAACCAAAGTACGCTTTGATCAGGATAAAGATGGGATGATCGGATTTCCTATCATGGCCAAGGCAAATGCTCCTCTATCAAAGGAGGTTGCCACCAGACTATTGATAGAGAATGGGATAGACACGCGTCACCTAGTTGGATCGATGGTTACGGATAAACATTCGAAAAATAAGTATCCTTTTAGGAACATTGACGCGCTAGCCTATATCTTAGATAGATCTGTCTTCGGTACTGAGGATTTGCAGTCAATAGTAGTGCTCTTAGCACGTATTCAAAAACATGGTTGGAAGTTGGAGGGAGATAAATTAGTTCCGAAGCCTGGAAAAACTCGCTCCGTCTACCCAAACTCAGCTCGTGAGGGCATGATCGAAGCAATGATCGCGGCACCTTTTCTGAGGGAACTACAGAGATTAAAGATCGACATCATGCCAAGCCTGCAGACAAAAGATGTTCGGGTGTCAATGATTACCAAAGCATTAGAGCATCTGGCGTCGAAAGAATATGATTTCCTCGCTGCGGACTCGTCCGCTTACGACGCAACTGTGAAAGGGAGTATATTAGCTACCACCTTATACTACGCCGTGAGACCATTTTATAAGGCTGAGTATCAGGAGTGGTTCGACAGAGCCATCTATATTCTCACTTTCAAGCACATAATATTCGATGAATCGTTGTGTCGTATGCACCCTGAAGACTACGCAGCGGCTAACGAAGTATGCCAACCTATGGAACTTAAGAAACCTTTCTTGGTCTATAGCTTAACCGATGGTCTTATATCGGGGGCAAAATTCACTCATGTTGGTGGCTCATTGTACGGCGAGGTTGTTATCCACTATGGGATCCCCAAACTCTTAGGTTATGAACCGATTTTCGGTCCACAGGCCGGGGACGATACGTTATTAGCCTACCCGAAATCTAGAATATCGAATAGTATGACTGAAACATACGGTCCGATTGAAGAGGCGGCTGCTGAGTTCGGCTTGGAGATAAATAAGTCAAAGCAAACATGGCACGTCGTTAATGGAGAGGTTATTAAAGTTTTCTTGCAAGAGAGCTATCATACAACCACTGACACTTATGGCGTCGGATCAATCTTCCGGCCATTAGCAGCACTGTATTTCAGTGAGCGAAATAAGGGTTTAAGTGTGGGCGAGCA